TCTTGCTGTGTTTCCTCATAGTAACAACTATTGGGACCACCTACATGGTTATCAGGTCATACAACCTTTTAATCACGTTAGATGTTCTCCGACATCTTAGTTCCGTACGCTCCAAATAGGGAGTTTCCGGCCTAGGTATGAAAGAGACCGCATCCAGTACTTTTGATACATCTCCATTAAAGAAACTAATCTTTATTTGGTTCTGTACAGAAGAAAGGTCGTTCATAGTAGCTTTAAAAGCTCTACGCAACGCCTTTGGCTGCGGATGTGTCCACGCTTCCCACGGCGTGCCCTGTCCAGTCATTAACCATTGCAATGCTTTGGCTAATTCCTGAGCAGCTGAGTCCATCAACATCTTGGCAAGTACATCTTTGTACTCATCAAGGAATTGACCAATTGGAATTGGAACCCATGGCGAGTTTTCATCATACCCCACATCTGTGGGCTTGATGATTCCGCTTATAGGGTTTGAGCTCAGCAACCAAACTAATTTCCGGGTCCTACTTTTATGGTAGAATCCGTTTATTAGAGTGGGATAAGGGACGGACTTGAATGATTCACCGTAACGATTCTGAAGAATCCCCACACATTCATTGAACATGTGTGGTTTCTTAAGATTCGAGATGAATCCTGGTGTTACTGGGGTTAGACATATACCATTTAGGTATAGTTGTTTAGCCACCTCTGCACAAGAATATCTCTCGTTTCGAGGAGACTCGACAGTTTTACCTACGTTTATTGTTAGCCCTAAGGCTTTCATTATCCGTATGTATTCCTGCCATAACCCCTTATCACTGATGATAACATCATCTCCTATAAGTCTATATTTTGACTTAGTGTTTCGTACGTTGGCATTATATCCAGCATACTCGACAACGAGGTGATGTGCTAGGGCGAAAAGTGGCCAACTAGCATGGGCTCCCATTGGTTGCCCACACTGGTATGTCACTTGTTCACCCGACCACGCAACAGTAAATGTTCTCTCCGCAAGGAGGGTCCATAAGC